GTGAGCCTTTCTGGATTGCGCCGTTCCAAATTCCCCGGTCATGGCCGCGAGTGTGCATTATTGATCCGCACCCCAGGAAGCCCATCGCGGTGCTGTGGCTTGCAGTATCACCCGACAATCAGGTGTTCGTGTACCGAGAACTCTTCGATCCAGCCCTCCGAGATGTGGAAAGCGTTGCCAACCGTATCCATGAGTTGGAGAGGCATGATTGGGGACGCGAGCCGGTCGTTACGAGAATCATTGACGACAGTGCTCAACAAACGGAAAAGACTTCTGGAACGACTATCAAGAAGCTGTTCTGGGCGAACGGGATCAGGTGTGCGCTAGCCAGCAAGCGGAACGCCGAAGCGGGCTACGACGCGATCCACACCAATCTCCGCAAGGGCAACTACGAGTGGGACGAGCCTGCGCTGCAGGTGTTCAACTGCTGCCCGACCGTCAAGAGCAACTTCATGAACTTCGCGTTTGACGACTGGCAGACCAGCGGCCAGCGCGACGTCATGGGCGAGAAGGACGCGATCCGCAAAACCAACGACGACATGATCGACTGCATCCGGTACTACTATCAGGCCGGATGGGACTACTACAGGCTCAAGGGCTTCATGCGCCAGCAAGAGCGCAAAGCCTACGAAGACGAGCTTGAGGACATGAGCGGTAAGTTCACAATTGGCATGCCCGGAAACCACACAGGGTATGGAAGGAAAAGATAATGGCTGATGCACTTTCCAGAACAATGCGGGCGCGGGTACGGCTGATTCGTGACGGGGCCGATATGCATGACCAAGTCTTCTACGATCCCGACGTATCGTTCGACGAGCACACCCACCAGCGCGTTGTGCTCTCTACCAACATGGGCTCGCCCAGTGAGGTGGACATGGCCGGGGTGTCGACAGCGGCTACCCTGTTCCTCAAGACAGACCGCGATATTCTGGTGGCCGTGGAAGCCAACGACCGACTCTGGCCAGTAGGTGAGAATGGGGCGGTGCTGCTAGTCGGCAGTTTCACGCATCTGTATCTACAGAACGAGTCGACTATCAATCAGGCGACGGTTGATCTCGTCGTCACCGACTAGGAGCCAGCATGCCGATTCTGAGTGAAGACTTCCGTTGCAAACGCGGCAAGTGGCTGCTGGGCGAAATCCGGCAGGCCGTGCGCGACCGCAAGGGCCAGGAGGACAAGCTGGCGCTGGTGCGCTCGCTGTTCTGGATGGAGAAGGATCCTGGCCTAGTGCCGTGGGACGGTGCGAGCGATATCCACCTGCCCGTGATCTACGAGAAAATTGAAACCACGGTACCCAAGATCGTCAACGCCTTTTGGGGCACCGAGCCCATCGTACACGTGAAGCGCGTGCCGAGCGAGTTCATGCCCGAGGAAACCGACAACGCCGAGCGGCTGATCAACTGGGGCCTGGAAGAGGACATCTACCCGAACTTCTACGACACGTCCGAGTCCTGGTTCCGCAACACGCTCCGCGACGGCATCTCCACCGTGAAGACCTATTGGGCTCGCGAGTGGGAGAAGACGGTCGAGGTACACAAGATCAAGGCCATGTATGACGAGGGCGACATCTCCGCGCACGGCGTAGCTGTTCCGGCCCCGCGTGTGAAGGAGCCGTTCGAGATCCTGCTGGAACTGTTCGGCCACGCCAGCACCAAGCATGGGTTGCTGGAGTTCAACCCCACTGAGCGGGTCGAGTTCCCAGGGGAGCAGCTTTTCCCAGAGCTAGTCGGCCTGTCGTTCGACATCGAGTTCATCGAGGAACGCCGGAAGCTGCAAGCGCACGTCGTAATCAACCCCAGCGAATACGTCGACGAAGTGAATGTCCACGTGTACCGGCAAGTGCTCAAGCACGACCGGCCCGTGGTTGAGGTCATGGAATTCGAAGACCTCATCGTGCCCTTCCGCACGCAGTCTCTCCAGGAGGCCGATTGGGTGGCCCACCAGTACTGGCTGTCCAAGCGCGAAGTGCGGCAGCGGTACGAGATGGGGATGCTCGACCTCACCGAGGAGCAATTCAAACGTCTAATGTCTTCACGCAAGTGTCGCTTAGACGAAATGGAAGACAATCAGGAACTCAAACGGCAGAAGGACGACGTCATCGGTGAAGGCCAGAACGAACAGCAGTTCGGAGTTGGCGCGGATGAGGACGGCGAGCCGGATGAGATGACGGACAACAACAAGCTCCTGTTCTTCGAGATCTACCTCAAGGACGACGTGGACGGCGATGGTGACCCCATCGAGGTCATATACCATTTAAGCTATGACCTGGACTGCATTGTGGATTGGGACTACCTGTCCGAGATATTCCCGTCTGGCCGACGGCCCTTCTCCACACTGAAGTACAAAGCGATCTCCGACCGCTGGTACGGCCAGGGCATGGGCGAGATCCTGGTGCCCATCAATCTCGAAGTCAACACGATTGTCAACTACGTCAACAACAACCAGGAACTGATTAACAACCCGTTCTTCTTCTACATTCCGTCGGCCACGATGGTGGATCCGGGTGTCATGAAGGGCGTGTGTCCTGGCGACGGCATCCCGATTGGTGACCCCAATGGCGTTATTTTCCCGAAGTTCCAGCAGCAACCTCTGGCTAACCTTCAAGCTATGGATACACTGCTTCTGTTTGGGGATCGCGTTACTATCTCCCCGATGGGTGCCGGGTCACCGCAGGTGCGTAACGCACCACGCACTGCGCGGGGCACAATGTCTCTTCTCGCTGAGGGGAATGTCCAGCTCGACAACGTCATCACCAGATGGCAGCGAACTGGATGGGAAGAGTTGATGCACCAGTTGATGGGCCTGTACCAGGACTATCTGCCGGAAGAGAAGTACATCTACGTGACCGGCGACGACGGCATGATTGCCAAGCGCCGCGTCAGTCTACAAGAAATCCGTGGTCGGTGGATGTTCAAGTTCACGGGCAACACGGTGAACACGAACCGGGAGATCCTGCGCTCGATTGCTCAGGTCCGGTACAACACCATCCTCACGCACCCCGATATGTCGATGGATCCGATTGCTCGCCGCGAGGCGCTCAAAGATCTGCTGCGGCACTTCTCTGAGGGTGTGGACATTGACCGCCTGATCCCGGCACTGCCAGGACAGGGCGGCTACCAGCATGCTCCGATGAGTCAGGACGACGAGAACCAGTCTATGCTTCACGGCATTCCTCTGGACGCTCTGCCGACCGACGACCACGCTAGCCACCTGCAATCAATCGAACGGTTCTCTGCTTCGCAGGCGTTCGAAACGATGCCGGAGGATCGCGTGATTCTCTTCGCCATGCACAAGAAACAGCACATGGAAATGATGCAGCAGCAGGCTCGCATGAGCCAGCAGCCGGTGTCGCCGGGCCAGGGGAACAACGTCCCGACCGGTATGTCACAGCAAGGTGGCACCGACTTGAATGCTCTGTCTGGAGGGGTTCAGTAATGACCATGTTCAAAGAAATGATGTCAGGCCCGAACGGCAAAAGGATCCGCGAGGAACTGGCAACGCTTAGGCAGCAATTCGACGATGAAGCGTTGAGAAAGCTGCGTAACGACGGCACATCTATGGAAGACGTGAAATACCGTGTTGGTTGTGCCGACGGAGTGCTTATGGCACTCAACCACCTGATGGATTGTGCGAAACAATAGCTCAATCCCAACACACAAACCTCCGATAACCGCCATCCATGCGTTATTGGACCGGAGGCTCAACATGTCCCGATTGGACGACGCTGCTAGGAGAGTACCTGCCGACTCCTCCCCGGCCGACAATGAAGAACTGGAAACCACCGATGATCTCGAACTCGACGCCGGTGCCGCAGGTGACGCGGACGATAGCGAGGACGAGCAGGGTGAGAAGAAGGAACGGAATGTCGAGAACGTGCGAGGCGAGTTGCTTCGCAAAATGAAGAAGGAATTTGATGAACTGAAGGCCCAGATCTCTACGCTGGGAGCCGAGAACAAGACGCTCCGAGAGCAGCTTGCCTCTCCTTCACAAGCCCCGAAAGGCGCACAGTCGCCCAAGACTTTTGACGACATGTCCGTCGCCGAACTGATGCAGGTAAAGGACCAGATCCCGGAGAAGGATAAGGAAGCCTTCAACGAATACCTCATCCAGCGACGCATCGACGAACAGGTTGATCGGAAGCTAGGCAAGTTCGAGTCACAGAATACTTTCAAGGAACAGGAAGACCGCTACACCAAGCAGGCGTTTGATCGCTGGCCGGAGTTGCGGAACAAGTCGTCGGAGTTCTACGGAATCACCGACCGCATCCTGTCTGAGATGGGCCCGGCTGCGGACAAGAATCCGCGTGCCGTACTGGACGCTGCTAACGAGGCAGGCCTTGACTTAGGCTTGGCCCCGTCTACTGGTTACTCTCGCTCTCCGCGCAACCCCGGAAAGGTGGCCCCTGGCCGCACGACCAAGGGCGTTGCAGCGCGTGAGCCCGAGCCTACCGAGCAGGACGCGGCCATCGCCAAGCGCTTGGCCAATGCCATGCCAGGGAAGAAGTTCTCTGAGAAGCAGCTAAAGCGGATCGCCAAGCGGTCCAAGCAGTACAAGGACCAGATCAATACCCACGTGAGAGGTTAATCCATGACTCCGAAAGCTACGAAGAATAGTGACCTCCAGTCTGAAGCTGCTGCGAAGCTGAAGGCCGAAGCTGAAAAGCTGGACCAGGAGACGGCGCTGGAGAAGGAAAACGCCCAACTGAAGGAAGACAACGAAGTGCTCGCGAACCAGTTCGCAACACTCGAAGAACGCCTTGCAGCCATGGAATCCATGCTCCAGTCGCAGACCGAACAGGGCGCATACGCGGGCCCCGAGCCCACGATGTATCATGATCCTTTTGATGCTGATGTTAACCCGCATCACATCAAGAAGCATCCCGAAGGGAAAATCCTGAGTTGGAAGAACCCCAACATTCGCAATGGCGCTCGTGGCTGGCGCGGATGGGTGCCCATCACTTACGATGATGAGTACGGCTCGCAGTTGTCAGAATATATCGACGACCCGCCTGCCAAAATGGAAGGCTCCTCCGACCAAGACAACTACGTCCGTCGAGGGACTGATAGCATCCTGTGTTGGATTGAAGAAGAAATGTACATGGCCCGGCAGCAGAAG